GGCTTAGAGCTACCTGATAACTTCGAGGAAAATTTTAACATCAATTTCACAGACGCACCTGTGATCATGAGCGAAAAAGAAAAGCTAGAAAACTACAAGCTTCGTAAAGAACTTGGTCTTGATTCAATGCTTGATCTAATCAAAAAAGATAATCCACAGCTTGATGAAAAACAGGCGATGGATAAACTTAAAGAGATCATGGCTGAAAAAATCAATAACCAAATGGTGGCTCAAGATGGAAACAACCAAAACAACGGCAACATCCAACAAAACGGCATCGACGCTCAGTCTAACGACGGAGCTATCGGGCCTGACCAGCTCCCAAAAAAGTGAACTACTAGATCAGATTGGTGAGCTGTTAGTTGAACAGATTTTAGAGTCTGTGGCTGATAGCAAGTCCCCTGTTGATGGGTCGTCATTTCAGGCTTTATCAAAAGATTATGGTGATAAAAAGCAAACTGAAACAGGTTCAAGAAAACCCAACTTAGATTTGACCGGAGAGATGCTTAACTCGTTAGATTATAAAATTGTAGGCGATAAGCTAGAGATCGGTGTTTATGGTGAAGACGCACCGAAGGCCGATGGCCACAATAATTTTTCAGGTAAATCTAAACTTCCTAAACGTCAATTCTTACCGGAGTCTGGCCAAGCGTTTGATGATTCAATCAAGTCACTAATCGCGGATACTGTCGAACAATACAAAGCAGATAATCTAGAACTGAAAGCCAAAGATTTAAAACAAGTAGAAACTAAATCAGATTTATACGATTTGTTAAAAGAATATTTAGGCGACTACGAACGCGCACGACTTAAAGAATTAGTATTATCAAGTGAACTAGCAGCGCAGTTAGATGAATACGACTTGTTAGGTCTACTGTGAAAAAATATTCAGGTAAAAACATATCTGTCGAATGGAAGTTTGACCTTAAACAAACATTGCGCGATAACTTTTCTAATAAAAAGTGGGCTGATTTATCGCGGTATGTCATAGATCAAATGATTTTAACCAAGATCGATAAAGGACTTTCACCAGTCCAAGGTGAACGAACATTTCAAAAGTACAAGAATCCGAAAAAATACCCTGGCCATTTGAAACAGAACAATAAACCTAACCTGAAGTTAACGGGCCAAATGCTTAGCCATTACGACGTTAAGGATAGTAAAAATCCAATGGAAATTAGCTTCGGTATTCACAACACTGCACCCGAAAAAGAACAGATCAAAGCCAAAGCAAACAATGAAGGAACGCAGGGCACTCTTGTTGATGAATTAAGCAAATCTAAAAACAGAAAACTAAACGCACAAGTTAAAGCAGCTACCAAAGGAATACCATCGAGGCCATTCGTTCCAAGAAAAGGCCAATCATTCACGCGCGACATTATTCTTGAAGTTCGTAAGCACTTCGCTACCATTTTAGATATAGCAATCAAAAAGGGGATGAAAAAATGAGCGAATCAACTCAAGAACAAAAACCAGTAGATCAAGAACAACAGCCTGTAGAAATTCCACAAGAAGAACCAAAATATTCTAAAGCTGAGTTCGATAAGATCTTAAAAGAAGCTAAAAAATATAAAGACATGGCAAAGGAGCACGAGAAGCAACTTAAAGCCCGTGAACTTCAAGAATTAGAAAAAAATAACGAATGGCAACGCATCGCTCAAATGAAGGAAGATGAAGCGAAGGCCGCCCGTGAAGAAGCCGACAAATTAAAAACATCATTCGTGTCACGCGAAAAGATGGCTGCAGTTCGTGAGGCTGCGATTTCATCAGGGCTACGCAAGGAATCAATCCAAGATTTACGGCTTATTGACTTTCCTGAGATCAAATTGGAAACTAATGATGAAGGTGAATTTATTGTTTCAGGTGCAGATAAAGCTGTGATGCGACTAAAGAGCTTAAGACCTCATTGGTTTCAAACAGCAGCTCCAACAGTAAATACACAAACCCCCACAGTGACTAACTCAGGGTCGAATATTTCTTGGGCTGATTTCAAGAAGATCGAGGCGGAGTACAAGAAATCTCCGACGAGAGAAAATGAACAAAAACTTAGATTAGCTTACTCGAAAGTAAGCGTCTAAATAAAAGGGGAACGAAAAAATGGCAGATGCTTACGAACGGGTTGGGACGGAATTAGCAGTATTAGTACCAAGTATTTGGTCTAAAAATTACTACGATGTTTTATTGGCTGAATTGCCATTTAACAGCATCGTTTCACGCGACTACGAAGGTGAAATTCAAGGTTTAGGAGATCGAGTTAAGATCGCTACTTTCCCTGAATTTTCTGCTGCTGCAGAAATCGCGGAAGATGCTGCAAATGATGCAGCTGCAATCACTGTGACTTCTCAGTCATTAGTAATTGACAAGCGTATCGTTAAAGATTTCATCATCACTAACTTGGCTTTGACTCAATCATTGCCAGCTATGCAAAAACTTCAAGACCTTGCTATTCACGCAATCCAAAAGCGTATGCAAGCATTGATCATCGCAGCAATCGTGCCAAACGCGTCTGCTCCTGATCATTCAATTGCTTACACTTCAGGATCAACTTTAGCTCTAGCTGATATTTTAGCTGCTAAAGAATTGCTAGATGGTCAAGACGTGCCAATGAACAACCGACACATGGTTGTTGGTGCGGCTCAGCTTAACGACTTGTTTAATATCACAGGATTAATGAGTACCGATTTTGGTGCTTCTAACGCTCCTCTGATCAACGGTGGATTGCCAAGCCAGATCGTGGGTTTCATGCCTCACTTCACTAGCTTGGTTAGTTCTACTTCTTACTTCTTCCACAGCTCATTCATGACCGTAGCTGCTCAAGAAGGAATGAACGTAAAGCAATTCGACAAAGGTATCGATGGTTCACGCTCATTGCGCGTTAACTGCGACACTCTTTTCGGATTAAAGCAATTGTCTGGCTTACGAGTAGTTTCAATCGCTTAATCGCACACACACTTAAGGGGTGTCAGGGTAATGCCTTGGCACCCCTTTTTAACGAAAACATATAGGGGAAATAAGATGATTTTAAAACCAGATCAAAGCGTTGACGCATTATATCCAGCTGAAGAAGGCGCAGGCGAAAAAACCACTGTTCAGGTTGCTGGAACTGCAGCATCACTGGCGAATAAATATTTTATCTTCTCAAGCTCAGGCGTTAATTACTACGCTTGGTTTAACTTAGACGCTGGCGGTGTAGATCCAGCAGTAGCTTCTAAGACTGCTGTACCTGTAGCGATTACCACAGGTCAATCTACTTCGGTTATTGCTACTGCTGCGGCTGCAGCTATCAACGCATTAGCTCTTGTTAATTCTGCAGCTGATGGGTCACAGATCATTATTAAGTCCGATGCAATTGGTGCAATCACAGACGCAGGTGCCGGTAACTCAGGTTTCACGGTTTCTATTTCTCAAGGTAAGGGCGCATACGGCGATTATCCTGCTAAACTTGTGGACGCTTATTCAAATACGCCATCATCCATTAGCTAAGGGGGATTCATGTCAGCTGGAAGATACGACACTGTTATCGAACAAGGCGCGACATTTAGCCGAACCATTACTTGGAAAGATTCCGATGGTGTTGGGATTAATCTAACAGGTTACACTGTCGCTGGTAAAATTAAGGTAAAGGTATCTGATAAGGTATCTTTATTGTCTTTGACGGTTACATTAGCCAATCAAGTAACATACGCTGGACAATTCACAATTTCATTAACAGCGACACAAACGGCGTCACTGCCTGTTAAATATACGGCGTCAGGTGAGAAGGAAAGCCTAAACCTTTATTACGATATTGAAGCCACACTAGGCGCAACCGTTACACGAATACTTGAAGGTGTGTTTTATAATTCGCCAGAGGTCACACGATGAGCCATGTTGAGATCATAGACGTAAAGAACACTGTCGAAGTTGTATCGGATACGCAGATCATTGTAGTTCAGGCTGGAAGCGTTTCATCTGGCGGCGGCGGTGGAACTTGGGGATCAATCACAGGAACGTTATCAGATCAAACAGATTTACAGACAGCACTTGATGGCAAGGTAGACGAGAATGCATCTATCACCGGTGCGACTAAGACAAAGATTACTTATGACGCTAAGGGATTAATTACGGCCGGTGCAGACGCAACTACTGCTGACATTGCTGCATCAACAAATAAAAATTATGTAACCGATGCGCAGTTAACTGTAATCGGTAATACGTCTGGTACGAACACAGGCGATCAGGACTTAAGTGATTACGAACTACTTTCAAATAAGGCCACAGATTTAACCACACCTGACAATACTAAATACCCAACTACATTAGCGGTATCGAATGCTATTTCATCTATTGGGTCTTACTCCACTGGCATTTATATGTTTTCAGGTACGGATTCGGATATTTCTGGCTATGAATCAATGCCGGAACTATCTAGCTTCACGGCTGGGTCCGCTGCTACTGCTGCACAAACTGTTACGACTACACCTACATTATTAGAAGAATTTGCCACGGCTTCAGGTGTGCCTAGCCTTACCGCTATCCCTGTAGGGATGTTTACCGCGCATTATGAGGTACAAAAATCAGCTGGGTCTAATAATTACTACACTTATTTTGAGTTATACAAACGCGCTTCCGGTGGAACTGAAACATTACTTTTAACTTCGGATAACTCGCCGTCTACTGCTTTAAATACTTTACAGCAGGTGAGTGTTGCGGCTTATAGTTCGTCCATCATCACGCTTCTATCTACAGATCGTTTGGTTATTAAAATTTACGCTGTCATGACTTCATCAAGTGCGACGATCACACTTAGCTATGACGACAATACGGATGCTAGGTTTACGTTACCAGTATCGCCATTATCTTACGTCCCTGAGAACGTAGCTAATAAATCTACAGACGGAACCCTTGCTAGTGATTCTGATACACTTTACCCGTCTGAATCAGCGGTAAAAGAATACGTCGACTACAATGATAATATTTTACAATCCACTGGGCTGATCAACGGTGGAACACTTTCAATCAATGCTACAAATACCCTATTCGACGTTGCAGCTGGTGAAGGCTATGTGGTTGATTCGACAAGCTACGCAGCTCCTACAAAAGTTAAAGTAACTTGGAGTGCCTTCACCGCACAGACGGTTACCAATCTTGCTACATCTGAACTGACTTATGTTTTGATTAGTGCAGCTGGTGCAATTGTTCAGCAAACTACATACCCTACACCTGAAGACAAAAGATCTAATATTTTTATTGGTCGTTTGAACCATGAAAACTTAACGAATATTTCTTTTACGAACACCTTTCCAGATCTTTTACAAAGTCCAATGAATCAGTTCGCTGATTTTGTGGATACTATTGGGCCATTCTCGTATCAGGGAAACATTGTAACGGCTAATGGTACTAATCTAAGTTTTGATAAATCGGCTGGTAAGATCTACACGCGATCTATTAACATAACCACTAACAATCAATCGCCATCTAATAAAGATACAGCTGCGCTTACAGCTGCTAGTTTTAAATACCAAACTAGAAACGCTCCGGCTGCTTCTTCTGTGACGGTTGTAGATCCAACAAATTATGATTTAAGCGGAACGATAACAGCTGTTCCAGGCGCAGCGTCTACTACCACGGTTCAGCGATTATTTTTGTTTCCATCTAATACTTTAAAGCTATCTTATGGACAATCTACCTACACCAACTTAGCTAATGCACTTGCGAATTACGAGTATGAAACTTTTGTAAATAATACCACTGTAGAAGGTATTGGAGTTTTGATTGCTTACATTGTGGTACAGAAAAACTGTACTGCTTTAAATGATGCTACTCGCGCAAAAATTATTCTTGCACCACGGTTCGGTTCGTCTACTGGTGCAGGTGGTGGATCAAACACGCTTCAACAGGTTTATTTAAATAGTGCTGGTGATGGCATCACTACGGACGCGACAAACGGCGCATTTAGCGTTAAGCGCGGATCTGCGGCTGATACCGATGTTGTTTTATCTGTAAAGAATGGCGCAGGTACGGTTAATACTAGCGTTGATGGTAACGGTAAGCTTACGACTGCATCAATGGTACTTGGTTCGTCTACTGGTGTTTTAAAAGCTGCTACTGGTACTGTGTCGGTTGCAGAAATAGTAAATGCGGATATAAACGCATCTGCTGCTATTGCTTTTTCTAAGCTTGCACCTTTATCAAGTGCGAACATTTTAGTAGGTAACGGATTCAGCGTTGCGACTTCTGTACCAATGTCGGGCGATATTACAATCAACAACTCTGGAGCTACAGCAATCGGTTCAGGTGTAATTGTAAACGCTGATGTGAATGCTTCGGCTGCGATTGCATTGTCAAAGCTTGCTACTCAAGCGGCTAAAACTGTTGTGGCTAATGCGACAAATGCGACCGCCGTACCGACTGCGCTTGCATCATCGGGCGCGTCTCAGGTTCTAACGGTAAACGCTGGCAATACAGCATTAGCTTTCGCGACACTTGTCGACGCTAACATTTCTGCATCTGCTGCTATTGCAAATTCAAAACTTGCAAACGTTGCTACTTCTACAATCAAGGGGCGTGTAACGGGTGGAACTGGTGTAGTAGAAGACTTAACTGCTACACAGGCGACTACAATTTTAAATACATTCACAAGCGCGGATAAGGGGCTTGCTCCTGCATCTGGCGGTGGTACTACAAACTTCTTACGCGCTGACGGTACTTGGACAGCTCCTAGCGGTGGATCTGGTACGGTTACAAGCGTAGGCATGACCGTTCCTTCTTTTTTAGCAGTATCGCCTTCCACAGTTACAACAGCTGGAACTTTTGCTGTTACCGCTTCAAATCAAAACGCCAACTTAGTTTTCGCTGGTCCATCGTCCGGTGCGGCTGCTGCTCCAACATTTAGAACTTTAGTCGCTGCTGATATTCCGGTGCTTAATCTTGGCATCAACGGGCAATCAACTTCATATACTCTTGTCGCATCCGATGCTAACAAAATGATATGGATGGATTCTGCATCTGCTGAAACTATCACAGTCCCATTGTCTACGTTTCAAACGGGTGATCAGATTTTGATCATGCGTAAAGGTGCCGGAACTGTAACGGTTGTAGCTGCAAGCGGTGTTAGCATATCGTCTAGAGCTGGTTACTTGTCTTTGACTGATCAGTATTCAGCAGCTTCATTAGTTTGTCTTGATGCTGTTGGCGAAGAATGGATTCTCATGGGGGATATTTCACCGTGAACTTTGTTAGTGCTGCTTCAGCTGGGGTGTTTTGTTCAAGCACTACTCAGTATGTTTCTGAGCAAGTATCAAGCATTACCTACGGGCCTGATCCAATTGTAAGTACATATAGTGCTAAAATTATTTTCACACCGCCTGCAAACATGACTGGAATACATGGTTTTGTAGCAATGGTTTATGATGTGACTAATACGGCTATTACTGGCTGGCTTCCAATAACTAATGGTGGATTTTTAACTGGTCTTTCTTGTACTCCAACACTAGCAGGGTATTACGTTGAAGTGGCTACAATTGATATTCGCGGGAATTTAGGTACTCCTGTTTCAACTGTTGGAGTTGGATCTTGGACAGCTGGTCAAACATATTTTTGGTCGCCTGATCCAACAAGCGGCGCACTTGGAACCGTTGCGGCTACTGCTACAACATTCCCTACAAATTGTTTAGGTGCTGTTTATGACAGCGGGGGAACTTTCGTTTGTCCGTGCGTAATTTTGACTACGGGTTCAGTTTTAATCGCTGGCAGATACTACGCTTCTATAAATTTTGGTAGCGATGTGGTTCGGTACGATGACGTAGATCTAGTTGGAGGTGCATACTCGACAGTAACGGTGAACACAGGGAATTTAAATTCTGGTTACAATGGGTCTACATACGAAAACGATGCCGCCATTTTGTATGTAAGCACGATCACATTAACCAGCAATGCCGCTACTGCCTCTTTCCATAGTCCGAAAACAGATTTATACAATCCTGCTTTTGTTATTGTTGGTAGAACGTACTCGTTTGCAGACGTATCGACACTTTACACGGTTTCAAATAGCTTGCTTGAG